TTTCATCTTCTTTATCACCAAATGCCGGAACTGTTATAGAAAAATCAACCAAAGATACCGAAGGTCTTTGTCCAGGAATTTTAAGTCCATAAGTTCTAGCAATATTATATATTGATGACCTTTGTTGTGCATATTGTAATACAGTTTCTTGTATACTTCTATCGATGTGATAATGTAAGTTATCTGCAACAGCGGCATTTAAATCTAAGAATACTGAAAATACTGACGCATCACTAAAATCTTGAATTAACTCAGGATAATATGTTTTTACGTAGTTAAGTAATTCCGCTCTTATCCCTTGGTAATCTCTAACTGTATACGAAATTTTATTGTTAGCCATATTGTATTAAATATTTATAATAACGAAATCACTTTGTGAAAAGGTAAGATTATTAATAGAATAATCTATTCTAACTTTTGCGGTGTATTCGTATGTGTTTTTACCCGGTACTCTATATATGTCATAAACTCTAACACTACCTATTGTACCAGTAATTGTTCCATCAGATTCATCCTCAGGAGTTATAGGTTCGATAGATATATTATTAACAATAAGGTTAGGCATATAATTTAATATTGAATCCCTGATGTCAGATTCTATTGCATTAAAAGTTAATCCATCAAAAGGTTCAAATATATAATCGTATAGTTTTGTACCGAAATCAGGTAAAAAATATCTCGTACCCTTTCTTGTTAATAATAAATGGATTAAATCCGACCTTACTTCTTGTTGTTCAAATTCTGTAAGCGCTAAGTAGTCTCCTCTTCTTGAATCTTGAAATGGAAAAAATAAACCGTATGTAGTACCGTCTGCCATATTACATAAATATACACAGACTATTTTTCATATAAAGTAGTATTTCCTTTTACTCCTCTTGGTTCGTAGGGGCAATGGCGACACCCATTTACCGACCCACAACAATGACCTCTATCTTTATGATAGTCTTCGGTAAATACTATAGTTCTTCCTTCAATGTAATAATAGGAAGGGAGAAGTTTATTCTTCTCCCTCTCTTTGTTTTCTGTATTTTCCATAGGTTGTTATACTAATGTTACTTCACATGCTCCACCGGCACAAGCGACTTCACCACTCAAATCTGTATCGTCATCCATTTCAACAATGTTAGACAAATCAACATCATGGAGTGTTTCCATCAACTCATCATATTTTTCTTTGGTACAATCTTCAAACGGTGCTTGAATATACGTACCTCCGTCATATGGTAGAACCGATAATCCATTATAATGGTCTCTATTTTCCCACATCCACTCACCAACTGCAGGCCATTCGTGTTCTCTAATAGACACAGTAGCCGATACATTGTGAGAATTATTTCCTGTTCTGTGACCTGGTTTAATCCATTCCATATGAACTTTCTTAACTCTCTCAAGAAGTTGGATTGGTGATTCGTTTCTCAAAATAGACCCTTCAGGTGCTTTTTGTGGGATACCAATAACCGCTGTGTCATGTGGTCTGAAATATTCATCTTCAACTAATTCAGGATGATTTTCGTTTAAGTAAGTGTATATCGCTTCGTTCTTACCAACCCTTACTCTTCTAATATAATATTCATTATGCCAAGCATGAATCCCTGATGATGTACCGAGGGTTAATGATGTTGTTCCCGCAGGTTTAACTGTAGTTGCTCTAGCCGCTGGATTGATATTCAACAACTCAGCAACCCTTTTATTTTCTTCTTTAACAACTTTTGCCGCTGCTTTCATATCTAATTTCAAAACCGCACCTGAACCAATACCTGTCATGGAAATTCCAATCAACGCATCTTTCTCAGTTGTTCTTTGCCAAATTGGTCTTAGATAGTGGAAGTTAGTGTAACCAGCTTGTAGAGTTCCTAAGAACGATGCTGCCCTAACTCTATCTTCATAATCTTCTTGTGATACAACATTAGACACGTTTACCTCTGTAAGGTTACAGAATTGGAATGGTCTCAAAGCAATTTCACAACAAGGGTTAGTTCCCCAATCTTTATCATTAGTTAAGTAGATACCGGGCTCACCTGCTCCACTTGCTTCAATTCTCTTCCAAAGGTCCATGAAGTAGTCTTTAGTAATTTTGTGTCTAAGCAACACCGCTGAGTTATTTGACCTACCTCTCTGTGGGTTTGTTTCCCACCAAGCTCCTGACTTACAACCAATCATTTCATCATCAGTTGCAGATAACAATGAGATAAGGGCGGCTCTTCTGATACCACCAGCTAATACCGCATCAGCAATATGACACACCATATCATGAACTTCAATTGGTTTTAACCTCTCACCATTTTCTTTTGAATCAAGAATACCTTCAAGTTTGATAAGACATTCTTTAAGTGGTTGAGGACCAGGTGCCTTTCCACCTGATGTCACTAATCTTGCACCTTAAGCTCTAATATCACTAAAATCAAATTCAATATGTGAACCACCAAAGAAATATGATTTAACAATAGCTTTAACAGCGTCTGCCCATCCTTCGATAGAATCCGCAACCAACCATCTTCTTGACCTTTCTTTGTTTGGTTTTTGGATTTCAGGTAATGCGTCAACGTGATGTTTTTGAACCGAATATCCAACACCTGTTCCACCTAACAACAAGAACATAATTTCAGAGAATACTCTCCAATCATCAATCGGTGCGAATGCACAGTTGTAAATTCTGTTTGGTGAAATCTCAATAGGTTTTCCTGCGAATTGCATTGACCTCATTGAGGGTAGAACTTGCTTCTTGAATACATACATGTAATTCTCTCTAATCTCTTTTTCAAGTTGTGGATAATGTTTGATATGCATTTCCATGTTTCTTGTGACCAACTCTTGCCACGTCTCTCTTCTCTTTAGTTCAGGGATATACTTTGCATATTTCATATACACAGTAATATCCGACAAAATTCTGTTCGAAATTTCCATTTGTTTCTTTTTATACTGTTGTTTTTTTATTAAAAAATCGTCGATTTTAGATATAAATATAAGGTCGCAGTGTATGCGACCCATATTTTTCATTAAAAATAATAATTTTTTTTCACAAAAAGTAGATATTTAGTTTGTTTGTTTTTTTGATTCTTCTTTTTGTTTTCTCTTTTCCAAGAGTTCTCTTACCCTATCTCTATTCTTTTCCTCTTTCTGTTCTTCGAATCCCAAGAATGTAACTGATGATTCTGTGTCTATCTCGAGAAGTTCATTGTTGAACTTACAGTTTTCGAATACCACACCATCCTTTCCTAGCCTTGACTTGGTAATTGCGATTGTTGCCAAATTCATTTCTTTTTGTTGTAATGTTTTTGCAACTGTGATAATCACATGTCCCACTTGAGCCTTTTTAATAGAGCCCCCCATTTGGTCTGTAGTTACAACTTCGGATGAGATTGATGCCCTATTTCCTTGAGTTGCTGTCCATCCCGCAATATCCAATTCGTGACACATAGATTCAAAACCTCTCATTACAGAACCTTCTGCCTTCCACTCATCTTTAGATGTACTTTCAGGTAAAACACAATCAATATAGTCTAATAAAATCATATCAATTCTGTTACCATCAGCTATCATTTTTCTAACCTGATTTTTAATCTGATTCATGGTCATTGTGTCTGAAGCTAACTTTTTTAGAATTAACTTATTCTTCATTGTTTCTTGAATCTCGGTTATTTTTGCAATAACATCTTCTTTATGGTTTGCCAAGTTATCTGGTTCGATTCCAGTCCATATCGTAAAGTGTTTTCTTTGTACGATTTTTGGATTGTCTTCGAAGAAGATTTGAAGAACATTATATCCCATGTTAAATGCTGTATTGGCAATTTTAGTTAGGATTGTAGTTTTACCTACACCTGTTGGAGCCAATATCACACCAATCTCACCTTTAGCTAAACCTCCTTTAAGAAGGTTATCAATACCATGAATACCCATCGGTATTGGGTGTCTATAATCTTCATCCAACACAGTTTCAAGATTCTGAAATACATCTTCGGTACCTGTTTCAATTTGTCCGACTTGCAAAGCATCTCTAATCAACCCTTCAACTTTATCATACGATTCAAAGTCTCCTTCGTTGATAATTTTCTGTGCCCTCTCCATCGCTTTCTGAAGCTCCTGTTGTTTACAAAACTTCAATCCTCTTTCCTGTACAAAGACTGAACCTTCAAGAGGTGCATTTTTAATTTGTTTCAGTGTATCCAAAACAATTTTAGAAACAAGTTCTTGTGAAATTTCGGACTTTACAATTTGTTCAAGAGTATCAAAAGATGGTGATGATTCATATTTTTTATGATACTCTCTAATCATCTGTGTGATAATCTTAAAATACTTGTTATCAAAATATGAACTTTCTAAAACATCTATGATTGCGGCGGAAAAGGTCTTGTCGAGAACTATTTGATTTATCAGCTGAAGCTGAAAGGTGTTACCTAAATACTCAAAATTTTTCATCATAATTTTAGACCTCTCTATTAATTAAATACTTACTTACTCAAGTCGTATCCTAGATATTTGAAATATAATTTCTGTGCTGAAAAAATGTCAGTTAGTCCTTTTAACAAATCTTTAAGATATGGTCTTACATCCACAGTATAACGAACTTTTGGTGGGAACATTTTTCCGTCAAAAATTCTATGACAAATTGTCTGTTCTCCAAGTTTAATATACATGTTAAAATTTTCAGGTCCATCAGTGAATGATGTTTCCATTACATTTGAATCATGCATAATTGACTCCTTATTGTCTAACATGTAGATAACGGTTTTCATTTTCATATCATACTTCAATGTATCAGCAACGTCCTTCATAAACTCATACAAGTCTACAGAGTTTTTTGCCTTTGGGTTGAACCCTTTTACATTAAAGAATCTTTGAACCACGATGTTGTCGTTAAGTGTCAAAAGGAACTCTAGTTTCGTAATGTCTTGCTCTTTCATAATTTAATTTTTATTTGTGTTTCTTTTTTCTTTTCTTGTCAGTTTCATAAATGGTCTAAGGAAATCTACCCAAGCTTCGTCATTCTTAGGAAGAAACTTGAACATCCCATCTTTAACCATCATTCTCATTAGATTTTTATATCCTCTGTCGGTGGGGTCTATTGTGTCTTTATGAATTTGCTCTACCAATTCTTTACCTTCATCGGTAATTAGTGGATTGTTTAAATCAACAATCAACTTATTTGTATTGTAAAATTCCTCACCAAACATACCACTTTTTGTTTTACCAGTCAAAATATTAGATAAACTTTTAATTGGTTTATTTTGCGGGATATTTCGTGCATTGTCTAATATTTCTTGGATTGTGCAGGATTTTTCCTGCAATTCAGGGAAGTATTTAACTAATGTTTTTTCCCCCAATCCTTCAATACCATCTATATTATCTGACTTGTCACCAGTGAATACTTTACAAATGAGAACATTTTGATGTGGTATTTCAACTTTGTTGATGGTAATCTTATCTCCCATCTTATAGTATTGTTTATTGATTGGTGAGAATATAGTGACGGTTTCGCTTATCAATTGTGTTAAATCTTTATCCGCCGAAAATATAATAATTTTCTCATCTTTAGCAATTTTACAATAATAAGCTATAAGGTCATCCGCCTCGTTATCAACCATCTCAACTTGTCTTACAAATACTTCTTCAAGGTATTCTTTAACGCGAGACATTTGAGTTAGATATGAATCATACTTTTCGTCATTCATATCACTAAGTCTTCTGTTCTCCTTATACTGTGGATATATTTTTTTTCTTGCAGAGGAATTAGAATCCCCGTCCCAAAACACAACCACCTTGTCGTGATTGTGCTCCTCCAAAAATCGTCTCAAAGTATTAATGAAGTGATATACTCCACCAACATGAGAACCGTCGTTAAACAGGTCCTTAGCCCCGTGAAAACCTATTTTAAATAAATTGTTTCCGTCAACCAAAAGTGTTTTACCCACTTTATAAAATTATACTCGTGATAAAAAATTGTTTCTAAATAAATGCTATTCTGTTATCTCATCATCACTTTCATCAAGTTTGATTTCACCATCACCACCAAGTATAGCATTCCAATATTGGGAATATTCTTTCTTATATTTTTCCAAAGACTCCTTAGTATCTTCAATATATCCTTGTGGGACAGCAATTAATTTACCGTCACTATAACCTAAACCATTTACGTGATTCTTTAAGATTGAAATTTTGGTCCTAATTGCGTATCTGACCGTTCTTCCTCCTTTAGTTGCTGTGATGTGATTAATACCAGCACTTGCCTGATTACCAAAAAGAAACACTAATGAAGATGCTAACCATAATGCTTCCCCACCTTTTGCCTTAATTGTTGGTTGTCCAAATGGATTATCAGGAAGAGCGACCCAAGGCTGATTAACAACAACTAATGTGTTATAATACGCATAATCTTCTTTTTTTGATTTAGAAATTCTTGAGTGAACTCCCATACCAATTTTGTCCGCAAGTGTTGCCGCATTATGTTGCTTTCCTCCTTTACCATCAAAAGTCATTTTACATGGAATTGAACCAACAGAATCCCAAAGAAATAAAATAGATTGTTTAATCTCTCCTTTCTCCTGAGCGTCAATAACTTCATTTATAAAATCCGTAACTTGTTCTATATAATCAAACCCGTCATTAAAGATGAAATCACCATCCCATTCACCGTCTTCATTTTTATTTGCCTGCAAACCCAATTCAACTGCATGTTCCCAACTCCATTTTTTTTCTGTTATAATAAAAACAGGTAAATGTCCTTTCTTTTGAGCATCCGCAGCCGCCAATATCATAGCAGTTGTTTTAGAACTATTACTATGACCCAAGAACATATTAATACCTCCCATCACAGGACCAAGTATTCCACAAGCACTTAAGAATGCCTCACCACAGTTATAATAACTTGTTTCTTTATATTTTGTTTTAGTTGAAAACTTATCTTTAAATCCTGAAGATGTAGTTCCTTCTTTTTTCTTAATCGCCATTTTCTATTTTTTTAAGTCTTGGAAGTTTATCAGATTTTTTATTAGAGTACTCTCCACTGTTCTCTTCATAAAGAACACCAATCTCTTCTTCGTGAAAGGTTATTAGTTTTAAAAACTTCTCTCCTTTATCTTCTTGTTCAACCATTCCAAATAAAACAGTATCACCTATTTGTTTTGGTCTGCCAGACGCATACCCCTTATCTTTTAATTGGCTCAATATCTCGTAAGATAACATTTTATTGTCTCTTAGTTGCAATTCAATTTCTTCTTTAAATGTCATATGATAAAATTAAGGGTGGGGTTATCCCCCACCCGTTATACTAAAATGGTAAATTTTCGTCTGCTTCGTCTTCCTCTTGTGGGTCAACATAAGATGACTTTGTTGATTTTCCACCGATAGATGTTTCAGATTGAGTACTGTCACCATAAACATACCCACCTTTATCACTATCCCACTTTGGAGTTTCTCCTCGTGCAATTGCCTCAAGATAATCAACAGGTTTTTTGGAATAAACACCTAACCAAGTTAGTTCGTCATTAATCCAAGCTTTAGCCTGATTTTTATCTTCATGTACAGGACATGGGTCATCGTACATAATTGTTGATACTGTGGTGTATTCTTTACCCTTTGGTGTCTTGGATTTGCTTAACTCAATTATGAGGTCTCTACCTTTTTCAGGGTCGGTAATGTCACCCTTGTTTCTCCAAATTGGAATGATTTTATCCAAGATACCATCATTCTTATAGTTGTGCTTAAATCTCCAAAACTTTGGTCCGTCCTCTTCATGGTCGCGGTCAATAACTTTTACAATATAAAATTTACGAGATTTGTATTGTTTTGCAAGTTCTTTGTCTGACTCTTTACCTGTAGACATAAGTTCTTCATAAACTTCGTTAAGTGGTGAACGCTCGTTGTCGTTCTTTCCTGGGTCATAAAACTTTTGCCATTGACCACCTACTTGGATTTCATGATACCAAGCTTCTTTGAATGGTGAAGAACCATCTGGCGTTGGGAGGATTCTAATTCTCCTTTGACCTGTTTTTTCTTTATCACCCAAAATAAGGGCGAAATACTTTTTCATTCTTTCGTCTTGCGACATTCTGTTCTGGGCCCCGCCCGATGTTTGACTTTTTTCGTACTGTGCCAATACGGCGTCTAGTGTGTTCATGTTTATATATTTATATTTTAATTATAATTGAAAGTGTGACTTTAGTCAAATTTTAAAGGTCTCCTAAGAGACCTTTATTTTTTACATATTTTCTTCGTCGTCCAAATTGAATTGGAAACTATCTTTGATGTCCTTGTCATTAATGTCCGTTACATCATCAGTTGTTAGAACATAATCATTTTTTCCTGTTTTTTCCATCTCTTCTTTTTTATCATCAAAGAAATCAGTTAGTTTTTGATTAAAAGGATATGAATCATACGTTCTTAACTCCAACTTTTCTTGTGGTGTTTTTTCTCTGTATTTCTCTATCTTAGCTTCCAATGAATTTAATTTATTTAAAATCATATCCATTTCACCTAATTTAGATTCTAAACTTGAAACTTGTGAGAATAAATTATTGAAATATTCTTCTTGTTTAGTTTCAATATTTTCTTGTGATTTTACCAAATCCGTAATTTCCAATTCTTCTGTTCCTCCGTCCGAACTTTCTTCTTCAGATTTTCCTGAGTCGTCTATTTTTTCAACTTCAGTATCTGTCTCAACATCTATAACCTGTGGTGGAGCATCTGTTGCAGGTGCCGGTTCTGTACCTGGCGCCGGTGGAAGTGCCGCAGGGTCTTCTCCTGGTAATGGTGGGGGTGGTGGAGCATCTTGCTCGTTCAAATAATTATTAATAAAATGATACCTTTGTATCTCGCTTATAATTTTTTTATCTATTGCCATTTTTATCCGTTTAATAATTGTTTTATTCCTCTTGCGGTTTCTACTTTAACTTTTCTATTTGTGTAAACTTGGTGACCAGACCTTTCAATAAGTCCATCTTTTTCTCTCACAACATAACAATCACCAGTATCTAAATCACACACTTCTTTGGTTCCGTCACCATTATCTTGTTCGCTATATTTTACTTTTTTTCCTAAGTAAGTATTCAAAGTATTTGATAAATTCATAAAATAGTTTTTATATAAATATATCGTAAGTTTGTATATTATGGTTTCTTAGTTAGAAATACAAAATCTTGCGTAGTTTCTGCCGGATTACCGTATTCAGTTTTAACTTTAATTTTACCTGTCACTTTCTTGCTTGGTACAAATTGAATAAAAGTATCTGTATTTGATTGAATTGCTCCGGTGAATCCACTCAGGAATACTTGAGCATTACCATAAAGTGAAGTTCCTGTTATTGTGATTAGTGGTGAAGTATCCCCTGTGAACGCTGATTTAGGATTAAAGTCAATAATTGTAGGAGGGTCACATTTTAGATTTGTTGATTGTGTTGTGGTTGTAGGTGTTGACCCACTTATTAGTTCCTTTGTATCTGTAATGTCAACACCAAAATTTCTTAAACTTTGAACTCCTTCGGTTAATCTTACTAATACATTTTGATAATTTGTACTAGTCAATTTTGTACTTTCGAAAGCGGATTTTGAGACATACCCAACGGTTGGGTAATCACAACAATAATATTTCCACAAACCTTGCTTAGTTATTAATTTTTGATTTGGCTTTAATCTCGCATATAAGAATGATACGAAATCATTCAGTGTGTCAAAATTTGCAACAGGTATCGGTTTCTTATCACTTCCTTCAACACAACTATATTTCTTATTGAAATACTGAATACCATTCACTGTTTTATAGGTTGGCGAGAAATTAACACTTAGGTTTATAGGGGTTGAGTAGTTGTTTGAATAACCCTTGAAAACATTATTTTTATAAGTAGTAACATAACATATAGAATAAATTATTTTTACCATTTGGTTATCAACCGCAGCTACTGAGTTGTTTTGTTTAATTACTTTAACAATCTCATTATACATAACCTGTGGATTTACAGTTGTTTCAGTTACTTTAACACTTTCAAATCCTTCGTTAAGATAAGATGCTCCTGCAACACATGAATTTTCTGTAGAGCTAGAATTGTTAGCATCACTTTTGGTATTTGCCGCTTTTTGTGCATCAGTTACTATTATTGCATTAGGTTGTTCTTTTCTATTTTTTACAATAGCTTCCAACTTAGTTAGAAGATTTCTATTAATACTTTGTAGGTATTTGTCTATCTGTGGAAGGTCAAATATACCTTGTCTTATTCCTGTAAATTGTGTTTGGAAATTTCCTGGATATATCGAATGTGTTACGTCTTGTATTAAATAAGGACCGTTGAACATCGGTACGTGCCTCAAGTTGAAATACATTGTTGGTTGTATCATTGCATTTCCTAATGCAGTTACAGTACATGGATAACTTCTTTGTTTATATAGATTATATAATCCCACATTTTGAGTTGCAGTATTAACACCCGCAGCTTGTGTAGACATATTATATACAGCATTTATAGACTCTGAGGTCGCCTTTCCACTATCCTGACCTACTGTAAAAGAATTAAATATATTTTGATTTCTTATACCAATATCCACAGTAAAACCAACACATCTGTTGGATATCCCCCAATCTTTTTTATTACCTAAATCCTCAATCAAAGGCACTTCTGAAATTCTTCTCATATCAAAACCATCATTTCTAAAACCATAATATTTGTTATCAGGTAAATCCAAGTATTGTGAAGGTTTACCTGTGAAAAAACAAACCATTTTAGGTCCCGAATTTCTATAGTCCACACTTAAGAAAGTTCCCCAAAGATTATTTGCAAAATCCAACGTACCTTCAGGTTTTCTTATATCAACACCATCAACGTTTTGTACGTTATAAAAATTTACATAAGAAGGAAGGTTCATAACAACAAAGTTGTTATTGATTAGTAATCCAGCCAAAAATGTGTAAACACTCATTTTCAAACTAGTTTCTGCTGCCCTCTTATTTAACATCTTCTTTAATTCAAAAACATCAATAAGTAATGTATCTCCAATATTTCTAGATGCCCTATCTAAAAATAGTATATCTTCAAAATAAGTTTTATTTGTAAAATCACCACCCGCAATCCACTTGTCGTTTAGTGCTTTAAATTTTTCATAAGTTTCCACCTTACTCTGTTGTCCATCAACAACGCTTTGATTTGTAGTTTGTATAACTTGACTTTGGTTGGGTAAATTTGCTCTAACCTTTTCCATCACACCATTCAAAATTTTATCTTGTAATGATTTTGCAACCGCCTCGTTTTGATTCAAAAGAGTATTAAATTGTGATTTAGTTATGGTTGGATTTTTTAATTTTTGTGTTGCATATATTTTTATGACCTGCGCTAATATCGTTATGTTATCAACAGTGAACTTAATATTGTTGTCAATAAAGAAGTCGGTAATATATGAACCAATATCTTTATATCTCAATTGTTCAATTGTAGAAAATCCAATTTGTAACTCCAATTCTAACCAAACCTTCGGATATTTTTGTTTTGATTGCGAAAGTGTTATTCCTCCTGAGGAAGATGGTAAACTGTTTTGTTCATATGGTTCAAACTGTATTGGGTCAACAACAATAGGAAATGGCATATTACGTGACACAAAAGAATTGAAAACTCTTTCATTGTAATTAGATGGGTTTCCGTATCTAAATAAAACATCGTACTCTAAAAAGGATGCTATTTGATTTTGTAAAACATCTGCCTGATTGTTTATATTATTTAAGAAAACATCCTGTAGTGACTGGCTTCCTTGTGGTGGTACCGTCATCATATTTCTCATTAGATATTGAAAATTCCTAAAAACATCGCTTTGATTTGGTATTGCGCCATTGTATGAAACAACCGTCTTAGGCCCCAATTCAATATCGGTCAATGGGTTACAAAAATACAAAAATTCTTCTTCAAATAAATCTAAGATTCTTTTGTTAAAGACAGAAAATATATCATCAATCTTTGAGTATTCACCTTCACCTAAAAATCTGAATGGGGACAATTCTGTAACGTCTTGCCTAATCTGATTCATATATTCATCAGGTTCTGGTTTTCTTGCTAATGTTGAATCAAAATATCCGTAATTCGGTGATTTCCAAAATAATCTACAAGAACCATTAAATACTGAGGGATTACCATTAAAAGATTGTCCCGCAGCCATTTGTGAATTATTAACAAGTGCGGTTTTAGTTTCATTAATTGTTGAACCGAAAGATGGGATTATTAATAAATTTGATGTTGTATTTGTCGTAGTTGGCTTACAATCTTCAACATTTACTGTTATACCCGTAACAGGGACCATAAGTGACCATGTTGTAAGATTAAAAGTATTATTTCCTGCTTTTACATTACTAATGTTAGAGTCAGTTATGTTGAAAATTTTTAACCCTCTATTAACCGCAGATTGTAATTCACTATCAGTATATCCACTAAAAAAATCAAAACCATTGTAAAAATAATTGAAGTCGTTAATTAACTTTGGATAAAATCCAACATTTGTTGTACTGACGTTATTAACTGTGTTCGCTAATTGTATTTCTTGGTTTTGACCTGAAGAATTAATATATGAATATATTTTTGATGGGTTGTTCGTTATAGGGTCATAACTGTTAATATAATTAAAGTTACCCCAAACACCACTCAATATGTCTACATTATCTTGTTTATATGTTTTATATCTATGCCAAATAGAACCTATTTTTAGTAACCAAGCATAAGGAAGTTTGTGTACCGCACCAAATTTTTTAAGTGTTGCGAACATATAATCTTCTTCAGTATAAGAACCATTATCACCCTTAGTTTTCAACTGTTCTCTTAATGAAATTAAAGGTAACGAGTTTAAGAAAAGGTACGCCGCTGCCCTATATGGATATTTCCTATTTTTTTTGTTGTTATCAACACCTTCAGTAATTGCATTTATAAAAAATGGCGTGTTAAAAATAGATGTTGTGGTTAGTTCTGGTATTTGAGGTATATTCAAATTATCAACAGCCGGAACTATTGTTCTTACGTATCCCTCTGTTGGTATTAACTGTGAAGCACTTCTTTTATAATCAAAAGAAGTTTGGTTGACTAATGTAGAAACTGGCAAAGTATAGTTAAAATTGGTTACAGGTCTTGCGGTTGTATAATTCGTCATACCCGTAAAATTGGATATAACATTCCTTGGTTTGTAAACCCTTATTGTTTTATTAGTATTGAAGACCAATCCATTTTGATTTTTATCAATTTGAACCATGTTTTTTGAAGACCAAAAATCATCTGTGAATGGATACGTATCCATTACTGTAGTAGTGTTTGGTGCTGCATTTAATGCTTCTTGTATTTGAACTGATACATTAGCCAAATTATTTTGCGGTATTGCTCCTTCGTCTTCTAAATTTAATATTGAGAACGATTTATCGGTCAATGTTCTTAAATAAGGTGTAACAAAAAAATCTCTAATAAAATCTTGATAACTTCTTCCTGTTCCATTATTAGAAAACTCTCTAAGTTTTTCTACATAATTCGTAGAATTAAATACAAAATTTTTTAAGTTATAAGTTAGGGTGGGACTACTAACACCCAAACTAGTTACAATATTTTGACTTTCATAATCTCGCAACGAATCCAATAACGCAGTTAAGCTTGGGTTATCATTTTTAATTCTACTAAGCCCTGTATAATGTGATGTTACAAATTGTCTTTCATATATCTCGTAGAAGAATTTAATTTCTTCTTTGTTTCTATATGCCAAATTATTTTGTGGGAATTCAATCGCATTTATATTAATTAAATTGGTTATTCTTGAACTATTGGATGGTGCTTGGGATACTGGTGGGTCAAATTTTTGAGTTAGTCCTTTCAAATATTCTTCCACAAATTCAACTTCGGGCCATATACTATAATTGTTTCCAGCGGTTTTAGAAACCTCAGATGGGTCGGCCAAATACTTAAGTTGGAATCTTCCCTTTTTGTCGTCTGGAGTTTCAACAAAAAATTGTGGCCATGGGTATACGGGAATTTGAGATTGTGTTGCACTTTCCGAAGGACTTTTCGGAACATTGTTTTTTGCATCTGAACTAGGCGCCGAAGATGTGTTTTGTAAAATAATTCTTCTCCTTGTATCATCGTTCCTTTTATTCCAAGCATTTGTATGAACTTCATCCATCAGTCTAATAAAACCTTCTGCAGACGCCATTATTATTGCACTAACGTTTCTTACAGTAGGTAGAAATCCAATACCCAATCTATCATCTTCAAGTTTTCTCGCCAAATCTTCAGTAATTAAAGTTTCATACTCACCTAATTTTTCATTAGCCTGAGCCTCCATTATTTGTATTTCTTTTGTAAATAAATCAAAATGAAAAATAGGTTCTCGTAAAAAATCATTTTTTGATGTCTGATTGGTTTTTGTGTTTGGGTCAGTAACAAAAGTTACTTTATATAATTGTGATATTATTTCTTTAGCCTTTACCGCTACTTCAGAATCAAGATTAGGTCTCACAATTCCTGTTATTGATTCTATAGTTTTTTGTTCATTTATATTTGCAAGAAAATTGAAGTTCTCTATTATAATAATTGTAATATCTTTAATATTATTAATAATTGGTGTTCTTCCCATACTTCCCAAAACACCACCAGATTGGTCAAGTTTTTGCGTATAATCATTTATAATTTTTTTTAATTCCGCCTGTGCGTCAGACTTTTCTGCAGGAGTAAATTCTTTGAACACATAATATATTTGGTTGTTTTCTTTACCTATCAAAGGTTTCGGGTTCATCCACTTGTTAAACCAAGAATTTGAATCTTGATAAACTTTTCCGTAATATTCTTTTAGTATTGCTTTATATTTTCTACAATCGGTTAGTGGTTGAACATTTGCCTTTGGATATGTTTCCAATACATTAGTTTCGAATAAATCAATTTTATTCATAAACTGAGCCAGCGTTAACTCCGGAAAATCAGCTATTAATAATCCTTTAGCTTTATACTCACTATAAACCTCAAGTATTTTTTCATATCCTTTTTCAGTTACAATAGATTCAACATTAAGTTGGGTGTCGTTTGAATTTAAAATAGGAGTAGTCCCTGTTGATTGTGCATTTACTGAAGTATTAACTTTTGGGCTAGAACTACTTGAAATGTCATATCTTGTTGAATACATGTGTGGAGTAGCGAATAAACTACCCATTTCTATTTCATTCAAAATATTAAATTTATACCCCTTAAAATTTAGTGTTACCTGATAGTTTCCACTAAAGGAGTTAAACCTAGCATTAAATTTTTCAAGATTAAGTTGGTATCTAACCGCTTGCCCATAATAACCTTTTACTGTTAAATTAAAAGGTGGATAAGGTAAATTGAAAAACGCCGCATACGGAGAATTATCTCCGAGTTGGAACAATGCCCTACCTTGTACATCCTCTAACTCTATGTCCACCGAGGGTATGAATGAGGTTCCTAATTTAATATTTATACTTGTAATACCTAACAGCCCGTTATCTAGTGAACCATCGATTCCATTTGTAACAACAGATGTTTTTATATACGAACGTTTATTATTTGGGTTATTTTCTAAAGTTTCAGTTATTTGATTTTGTCCTGTACCATTATTTGTATTTAACCCTGTTAATTCATCATAATATTGAGTAGATAAATAATTGTCTTTGTTTGGTGCTAAAAAATTAATTTTTGCAATCGACACTGTTGTCGCAATATCTTGAGGGCTTCCTCCTACCGCCAATTTTGTTCTTGGCAATAACTCGGCCTCTAAATTAACAAACATAACTAAGTTTTCGTGGTCAACTAATCTTTCTTGAACGTTTCCTTGTCCGTCTATTGTTTTGTTTGGGTCAACAATAATAATATTGTTATAATCAAACTCAACCAATATATCGCCACTATTGTCTGATAAAAAATTATCTGCCATAATAATAAAACTGATTTTCTAATGCTCCTTTATAATCCTGTAAAGATGGTATAAGAGGAAATGGAATTGTCAATATAGCACCATCATAAATATAATTTTCCAATCCACCATACTGTGGGTTTGCTTGTAATATTAACCACCCAAAATACGGAGTACCATAAAATTCTTGAGATACTTTATCTAATCTACTTCTACCTACTTTGTAAATGTACGTTTTGTCACTAGTCTTATTAGGAACATTAACATAAGGAACAACTGTTTGTTCCCCATTTATTAGAAAAGTTGAGTATCTATTGTAATAAGGAAATCCCATTAGTTTAGTTTTACTTTAGTTACGTTTATTCCACCTTCTTCATCGTTAAAAGTACTTTTCTTAGTATTACTATTTGTTGTCTTACCTAAAGAATTAATTATGTCTTTTCTTTTATTCTTCAAAGAATCTTCATTAGTATTATTTTCATTACTATAAAAAAGAGTCTTATCACTTTGTCCCTTTAACTTAGTATAGTTAATATAATCTTTAAGTGTATTAGTTTCTAAATAATCAAGAAATTCTAACGCCACTTTGTTTTCTTTTTCAAAAATTGGTCTTACTTGACCAACCCAATATTCATCAAACATTTCACCTATATTAGTGTTTCCATTTTCCATAAGTGATTTTGTGTTCAATATATCATTGATTAAAAAACTTTTGAACGCACTATATTTGTTTATGTCAACAATCTCATTGCTCAATATTACATACTCTCTTTGGAAATTTGCACTAGCAAACCTTCCGTTATTACCTACTTGTTTAAAAATATTATCTTTAACGAATTTTTCATTGTTTGGTCTGACTAGTTGATTTGTATTATCTTTTCCGAAAGGAATTGTTTTTTCACATTCAATTGCAAATTGACCTAATGAAGTTCTAATCGTGACCCCTTCATTAATAAGATTTGAAAAAGATGCTCCAGTTGTGAAATAAGCAACTGTATTATTATTTTTTTCTTGATAACCGTCAGTTCCTGAAACTTTAGTATCAAGACCCACAACTCTACCAAATGTTATTGCATTTAATTTAGCAATTTCCATAACATAGTTTTGTTGTAATAGTGTAAAATCTTGTATTGTTTTACTTAGAGCGTTCAAATAAGTTGATTGTTTTTGACTCACATAATTTTTATAGTTAGTCTTCAAAGCTCTCATAGCTTTATTTGAAAATCCTTTTTTAAACATAAAATCTATAAATTCATCATCATCTTGTTGTATATCTGATAGTAAACCAGAGAAAACAGAATCCATGTTAGATTGGTAGTTTGCAGGTTTTCCAAAAATGTATCCATATTCAGCATTACCAAGACCTAATATCTCACCTTTATTATAATTTCTTGTGAATGTGAACATTTGTCTAACCCCTTCATTATACTGTGATAAAACTTCTTTATTTTTATTTAAAACATTTCTGAAATATTCTTGTGTTTTATCAGACAAGGTAGAGAAAAATTTAGTATATGATATTTGTCCTGTAGTTCCTGATTCCGTTGTTGTGGTTGACAATACATCACCTATTGTTCCACCATTCTTCTGTCCATCATTATTTTGAACTTGATTTGTTGTTGTTACTGGTTCTGTTTGATTAACTTTTGAAGCAGACAAGGTATCCAAATCCTGAGTATCTTCCGCTCTATCATCATAAACTTCAGTGTTCGCATAATAGTTGAATGAAAGTGCATTTTGTATTCTGTCTACCGCATCTTTTATACCACTACCACCAACAAATTTAAAACTCAATGTAATATTAGCAATCATTGGTTGTACACCAATGCCTTCGGGATTTAAATCTAATCCTTCATACGTTATTTGTAGATTATCAGGTATTATTTTTGTATTGTAAAAATCACCAACTCTTAATATTAAAACAGGTGGCGACCCAAACGCAGTATTAACAGCATTATTATATTGTAATTCCGTTTTTCCATTAACACTTTTAACAACAGGTATCGTTTCACCAGGTCTTAAACACTGATTTAAAAAAGTTAATCTTGAGTTTAATCCTTCTGGTGTTGTTGAGTGGAATGCAGGGTTAAAAAACTTTAATTTTTCTTTTAGATTGTCATATACCATCGGTGTGTTTTGTTTGATACTTTCAAAGTAATCACATTCTGATAACAACAACCTTAATACTTTCTTTGAAAGGCTATTTACCGGTAACCCTCTATTTGCGTTTGTATCTTGTATCACATTTGTTGTTCCGTTTTGAGACGTTACAATTGGTTGGTTGGAGTTTGCGGGATTTTGAGCAACAGGTGTTTTTTGTTGGACGTTTATGGATGATATAACAATCCTTCTACATGCCATCGCATTGATAGTATTTACGTTGGTTGAATCTGTTTTTTTAGTATCTTTTTCACCACAATTATACGACTCACCGTACCCTGAACTTGATTTTGTTCTAACAGAAGATTCTGAAGATGCTGTAACATATGTTATTCTGCTTTCAGCAATTTGACCTAAGGTCTGTTGAGCTCCACCAGGTTTATAATTTTTAATATATGTTTTAATAGATTCTATCCTATCAGAGTTAATTCTATTATTATATGACCTATTAGTTGAACTACTTTCAGTTCCGGCTAAGTTAATTCTAACTTTTTCAACATTACCACTATTAAATCCATTATAGATATCGGTTAAGTTCTTGTTGAATTGTTCGTAATTCCACTGAATTACATTACTAAAAAATGTTGTTACTTGTTGTGGTCCACTGATATATGGTGTTGTAACTGTTGGTGATTGGTCAATAATAATTGGTTTTCTTAAAATATAAGTGTCATACAAAGATGAGAACGATGATGTACTATCATCTGGTTCTTCATTCTCAAAATAAAACCCTATTCCTGTTAATGCGGTTTGGATATTATTTGTATTCAAATCTGTATTACCTTTAATACTCATTTCTTGACCTGTAGGAGAATCATTACCTGTGGTCAAATTATTTACCAATGCTTGTATTTGTTCTTTAGTTAATTTATTTGCATCAAGTTCTCTCTGAATTTTATACAATTCATTAGGATTTACTAACGGATATTTCTCCGCCAACTGATATAGGTCATATTTTAAACAACCGGCAAAGAAAGAATTAATCATATTATCAATTCTCGAATTATTAGTTTCACTATTTAAAACTTTATTTACGATTATATTTAATACCGATGGGTGGTCAACCACAATCTTCCAAGTTAAAGAACCTGTTCTTCTAGTGTTTGAATAAGTATATATAGGTTCAGCTCTTCCTATGAAAGAAGTGTCTTTCCATGATGCACTATTGGTTTCCGAAAATTTTAAATCATAAGGTGGAAACCACATAATTCTTCCTCCATTAGGTCCTCTTTCACAAACAGGTAAATCAGATACTGTATATCCAGGAGTACTTGATGTTCTCCATGCTAAATTTTCTAAAGAAAACATATATTTTTTAACATGGTAAGTTTGATTATTATCCCCAACTAAGTTAGTTGAGTTTCCAGCACTATCTTTCTTATTTGGAAATATGTTCAAGTTATATGTGTTATCCAACACTGAATATGATATTTTCCTACCTGATGTAGTTATACCATTAACTTTTTGTAAATCATTATATTGAAGGTATGGTACGTCTTTAGTAAAGATTCTACAATATTCATATCCAACTTCTTGACCTATCGAACCAGTATATTTTATAACTTGTGAACCCTTGGTTATTTCTTTATAACCATCGTTAAAAACTTTACTTACTTGGTCTATAGCATTTCCTACATGTTGTAACCTTCTTCCTCCTGACGGTTGACTATCTATTAGTCTTTGTGTATCATCTAATATTGAACCGTCTCTAAATTCTGAATTTGTAGATTCAGTTGAGTTATATGACGATGGTCTAAAATCTTCGTCTTGTTGTATAATTTGTCCTCCGGGACCAACTTTTTTACCGGCATTTCCTCTGTATTTAGGTGACACCCATGTAAATCCACCCTCAATACCACCACCATTACCATATGTAGGACCATTAGCACCTAACCTAACACTTCTCGAAGGTCCTTCGTAAAGTTGTGCCAACTCTGTTGGTCCATATACAGGGGTGCTTACTTCTCTTGCAAAACTATCTACAGGTACATCACCACCAGGAGAAAAGACTCTTGACGGGTCTGATGTTATTGAACCAACATAATAGTTACTCACAGTTGCCGAAGTTCCAACAATTGCACCGCCAAGTCTATCTAATATTGTTCTTGGATAGTTAGGTTTGTATTTGTTATAATCAAGGTTATCAAATAATCTTGATTTTTGACCACCTCCAGTATTGTTTAAAAATAACTGAGAACCTGTTTGATTGAACCCAAGTACTCTTGAAAAAAACTTTCCTAATCCGCTTCTTTTGAATGCGTTAGTTAATTGTTGTATAGTTGTTGGTTGTCCCGAATTGATACTTGTATCCCAATATGAACCAACAATAGGTGACACAGGTAATATACTACCCGCTAACCTTAATGCAAAATCTGTAGCTGCCAACACAGGGTTTGCCGGTACTGTGATTCTATAATCAGGTTCTATTAGGGGAACTCTACCCGTCACAATATTTAAGAGGTCGGTACCACTTCTAACATTGAATATGTTTGCCCTTGCGATTGTATTTTGTCTAATTTCATTACCAATTCTTGTTTCAAACTCTTTTCTAAGAACTGTCGCGCCTAATCTAGCAATATATGAATCTGAACTTAAAAAACCATTACTACCTTGTGGGTCGGGTGAAAGTAATATTGAAACCGCACTATATGATGATGGTACATATGTTGTTGGGTATGGTTGTCCATTAGGCGTTCTTCCTCCATTTGGATATACAACATCTAAAGTTGAAAAAGCTTCTGCCGAATCGATAACCGTAGGGCCATTAGCGTATGCATTTAACGGCTTCCATTTTTTTGATTCACTGTACCCTTGGTCTAAAATTTTAGCATCTTGTTGTCCTGGTCCATATTCACCCTCATTTGATTTAGAATTTAAAAGAGCGCCTGGGTCGGGTACTTGCTTATATCCACCTTCCGCACCATACTGATTTTTTACGTAAAGTTCTTTTGCAAAAATTGGTGTGTCTATTAAATTGTCAGGAGAATCTTTTACCGATAAATCAGATAAATTTGCAGGATAATCTACAGGAGGCGCGACTTTCCTAGGTGACTTGTTATAAGGAGTCAAATTTTTAACTAAAATTTTCTTTCTAAAACCCTCTGATGTGACTAGTAATGGACTTGCCATTTAATTATTTTATAATAAATAGCCAACTAACATTTTTTATTATGCTTCTTTAACTTGTAAAACCTTGAGTTTTTCTGACAAACTCTTGGTCAATTGTTCTACAAGAGTGCTTTTACCTAAATTATACTCAAGCATTGCCATCTCACTTTCTGAAAATCCTTCTCCTTTTTCAAAAATTACCTTGAGTGGCGCAATTTCTCCGAATTCAACTTTACTTGTTTTCATTTCAGTATTAGTTGTTTGCGTACTCAAATTAGATATTAACTCAGTAATACTTCTATTTGATATATTTGACGCGGTAATATCATTAGTATTTTTAAGTTCCAACCCTTCACTTGTAAATTCATTTAGGTTGTAATTTGGGTTTTTGTTTATTGTTTCCAATAAAGGCCCAAAAGATGACGTTGATGCGGCATTAACAACAAACTCTCCATTACTCAATAAAGCAGGAATTGAATCTGAAGTCGATGTTCCTTGACCGTAAACATATCCACCTGAAGCCCTTCCATTTCCTCTTCCCATAGTTTGTTGAATGGATTTGAAAGCTTGCTTTATTGTCTCCATAAGTTCATCTAACCCTTTCTTAGCAAAAACTGTTGTGTCTTTAAGTACGACCTTCATGGTATCTATTATCTTCTCTTTATCACCCGTAAGAATATCAGTAACTAATTCTTTAATTTGAGGTAAGAATTCTGTATCTACCTTATCTCTAAAACTTGTAGTTGTTACTTTGTCTATTCCTGCTTTTTGTTTGAACTTATCTACTTCGCCCAAAACCGCAAGTCTTCCTGACATTCCACTGATTGCCTTTGTAAGTTCTTTAGATGATGCCGCTGCCGCAATAAAAGTTGACATAGTCGCCTTTAATTCACCAACAACAGCACTCAATAGGTCTAATTGAGTTTTTTGTATGTCTACTACCGATTGGTCTTCTTGTGCCGATTTTTGTCTTTCGATTAACTCTTTTAGTTCTTCATTTGTAGCTTCTTGTAAAAGAACTGACTTATCTTCACCATCTCGTTTAATCTTTATTTCATACTCACCACCTTTACCCATTTTCGCAATATTTGCAATATATTGTTTGTCCTGTTCATTTTCAAACTCAATAGATGGTGATATCTGTGAAAGTTTTTTATCCAAATCTGCAGCGTTTAATGCCATCTTGGATAGCTCAGCACTACTTATACCCGCTTGAGCACCTATTTCCCTTAACATTAACATACCCTGCGGATTTATTTTGAACGAGTTTGCCTTCTCATCAAAATAAGTAAATTGTTTTGTCATGTTGACAATACTATTTTGTAGTCCTTCGGGGTCATTTAATGACTTATACATTAATTGGAATGGGTCAGTTAAATCACCAGCAGCAACTCCAAGTCTTTGAAATGCGGATGCCATTTGAATCGCTCCTTCAGGACTCATTACTTTTTCCGCAAACCCAAGTGTACTGTTCATATCAAATTTCAAGAGAGAAGCTTGTGTTGCCATTCTTGTCAACCCTAATATTCCGTCTTGGAAATTGTAGCTATTAATTTTTTCGACATACCCGTTAACTTCCCTCATTATGTCTCTAGCATTTGCACCAACACTTTGAATATATTTTATTGAACCTTCTAATTGATTACTTATTTGTGAAAACTGAACACCTACGTTTTGAAATGTATCTACAAGTTTTTTAGCATCAGTCCCTGTTAGTTGTTGTACCGCAAATAATTTTTCGACTTCGTCCGCACTTGCAACTACATTTCTTCTTGTCGCTTCCGCAACGTCTTCAATAATTTGAGCTGCATCTTTTTGTGTACCACCCAAACGCTCAACCAATGGAATACTATCGCCAATAGCTGCACTAAATTCAGTTACCCTCTGTCTTGACTGAGTGAACCTTGCGTTCATTTTATCTGTCCCTTCAATAACAGTCTCAAATATATCACCAATTCTTTTTCCTGTTGGTAATACTTCTCCAAGGGGTGCAAAAAGTCCTAGTATTTGGTCAAAAATTCCGGGCATTTAAATCGTTTATATTATAAATAGAAGAAGGACTGAATTTTCAGTCCTTCTTATTTACTTCGTACCATTTATCTAACAAATATTTTCTCACAAAAAGAGGCATTTTTTCAAAATCAGACCAACTAACATGGAATAAAGTTGAGAGATAATAGAATTCATCTATTTGTCCCCTTCTATACTCAGAAGAAAGGGCGAAAAAAGTCCACCCCAAAACCTACATTAACCTGTAGTCTTTCTCCTGATGGGGTCATAACATATTTAGTCATATCTAACCTTGGCTCATTATCATTAATAAATTTTTGAATAAACTTTGAGTCCATAATTGGCATTTGTTCAACAAATTTAGCAATCTCTACTTTGTCGGAAACACCATCAATTTCAACAATTTGTCTTTGAAGTTTATTTGTAACCTTTGGATAAACTCTTCCTTGTGGGTATGATTCGGCCAGTCTGTTAATTTCAATTATTTCCCCATATGTTAAAGGTTTTATTTTGACAGTTTTCTCACTTTTAGGAAGTTGTGTCACAAATGTTCCATCAGGTAATGGCTCTTGTCCTTTAATAACAGATAAGGAATCTAACATTACCGATGAAGTAAATTTTTTTGATGTCTTAGGGTCTGTTAAACTTAATTCCATTTCTGGTCCAAAAGAGGTATTTCTTAAAAAAATTAATATGGCTTCAACGTCACCTTCCAACAAGTCATCTACCTTAATATCGGGTTCATAAATTTTATTCCTTAACAAATTTGTTGTAATGTCATTACCTCCACCTAAAAGTATATTTTCATCTGAAGCGGTTAGATAACCAACCTTAAGTGACTTTTTTTTGTTTTTATAAAAAATTCCATCAGATGGTAATGGAACCACGTCGTGTGGTAGTGTCAAATTTTGTTGACCGTATATTCTTGATTGTTCTTCCATATAAAAAAATTAACCCTAAAAGTTTATTACCTTTAGGGTTAAATATAATTAGTGTTGATTTTTTATAAATAGTATTAGTAAACTAATACACATCTATCCATTCTCAGTGTTGCACTTATTGTAGCAAGTGCGTCTTGAGCATAGTTCAATGTACCAAAGTCAACTCCTGTTAAGAATGTTCCGTATAAAATCCATTTCTCAACCACCACACCTGTTGGGTCCAACATTTCGATATCAATGTCTTTCTTATAACCAGCAGCATATCCCATACGACCTGTAACAGACTCCGCATGTAGACGTACCCACTCCATAAGAGCTTGAGCCGCAGAAGGTCCGATTGGGTCTCTAAATGTAACAGGGATTGCGTCCCAGTTGAATCTACCGGCAACGTATGTTGATGTATTTAAAAAAGGAATTTCAGTTTCTTTGATTTTGATACTAGGTCTCTTAGATGTCTCAACAAACCACTCATTAATACCTAATGTACTAGGAAACCTTAAAATGAATCGATTTTGTCTTTTCGGTTCATAAGGTAGGGGCATTTTCATTAATAAATCAGCCATATAATAATTTTTTTAATTTCTTTGTTTATATGTTATAAATATAATCAGTTTAAAAATTTTTCTATTTACTTTCGTTTTTAAAAAAATTAATATTAATTATACTTCTTTTTTAGTTCCGGATGCAGTAGAATAAGTCTTTACTAGTTTTTCTGGTTTATCTTTAAAGTGTTTCTTCATTACTTCTACATTTCTAGGGTCATCATCAGAGAATCCAATCATAGGTTTACTAGGAACAAATTTATTACCTATATCTTTTTTAAGGTATGCCTTCTTATTAAGTAATGCCGCCATTCCCTTGATATAAGATACAAAGTCGTCCATTGCCATAACTTTTAGTTCTTCAGGATTTTCAGCACCCCCTTGTCCAAATGTTACAGGATGATACTTGTTCAACTCCAAATAACTTTTAATAAGTTCATTGTCTGACATATCCTCCTCATCCACAAAAGTTCTATACTTTCTTAAATTTTTTAATAATTCATCTTTATCTATCCCACCGAAACCACTAACGATATAATTATAAATCGCTTGTTTTAACGTGTTGGGATTATGACCTCTAGCTGTGATTATAGAAAAAATAGACCCGTTATTGATTGACTCTCTAAAATCATCAAACGCGGGACCTAACTTCGCCTTCATTGCGTCTATGATAAATTGTTTGTCCCCATCTGTTTTGAAGTTTCTAAACGCGTTGTCGGAATAACCAACAATCTTTTTACCATTATACTCTATAGGATTTTTTCCAATCTCATGTCTGTATTTAGCAAAGTCGTCAGTACTCATACCAACTTCATCACCGTCTTCAGTTTTCAACATAATTTTTGTTGGCATGTGAACAATGTTATCGTCCCAATCAAAAGCATAATACTTCATGTTTGGGGTTGTATCATCTCTAAATCCTTCTTTAATAATGTAAACCATATGATATAAATATTCGTTATTAGTTATTCTATCGTTTTGGCACGTAAATTAACCGACTCGTTAATCCATTTCCTAAATGGTTCTTTCCATAAATCATCAAACAAACCATTTAAAGTATCTGATATCCTATCATCTAATGAGAGAATTGGACATCTTCCCCTTACTGCTTTTGCATCCTCATAAAAATAGTCACATTCATAATACCTAAAAATTTCATTTTCGTCTAGTTCTACATCACCTATATAATATATTGCTCTGTTGGTATCTTCATACTCATCATAACCATCATCAGTTTCCTCAACTGGATGATAATACTTTAATTCATCAACATTTATATATTGATTGAAAACCTTTTCCATAGCCCTTTCTAATCTTGATTCAGAAATAACATATCTCATGATTTATAAATATTGAATAAAATAAAAACCCCTCACTATGGAGGGGTTTTAATATAATCTAAATTGTTATTAGATATTATCAAACGAAGCACCTGTTGGTGTAATCAAGAACTCAATCTCAATGAATTCAAGTGCCTTTGTTGGTTTTAGGTAGATTCTACCTGTTAGTGTATTTCTATCCAAATCTTCAGGTGAAGAAGAAACTGTTACTCTGAAGTCGTAAAGACCTCTGTCTCTTCTGATTGAATCAAGGATTGGGTTAACACTATCCAAGAACTGTTGTCTAACGATTTGGTCGTTTTGTTCGAACAACAATCTTACAGCTACAGCTGAAATCAACTTACGGGCTTGAAGTAGTAATCTTCTAACATTCAATCTGTTAAGTGCCGATTCTGCAACTTGTAGAGTTTTATTACCCCAAATCACAGTTCCTACGTCAGAGAAAGTTGCGATTGGATTAATTCTACCTTGATATAGGATATCTCTACCTTCTTGTGTTAGTTTAACTCTTGCCTTAACAGAATTTACAAGACCTCTTGTGTAACCCGCTGATGCGAACCAAGGGAATGCAATGTTATCTGTAAGTGCCAAGTTTCTACAAACTTCACCTGTTGGTGGAAGATATATTTGTGTATTGTTTACAGTATCTCTAACCAAAATCCATGGATAGTAAGTTGCTGTGTAGTTGGAATCAATACCTGTGTTATCTAAGTTATCAACCGCCTCTTGTGGTTGAATAATCAATTCAGGGTCAGTCGAATCTGATTGATACATTGGATAGTCAGGTGTTGTCGCGATGTATACAGAATCTGCTCTTGAGAACTGTATCATGTTAATTGCTTCTCCTACAAGTTTACCATTATTTACATAGTCGATACTTGATGTTGCAAAAACATTGATATTTGTTGATTCAGGGTTTGAGAAAGATAGAATACCTAATAAGTATGCGTAGTAGTCAGTGTTTGCAAAGTCTTGAGTGTTTTTAGCCACCACAATTCTCTTAAACATACCTTGACCTGAAGCGGTTGGGTATCTTGTTGATGGAGCAGCTCCTGCCAAATATCCTGATGCTCCGAGTCTAAATCTATCTTGGTTTGTTCTATACTCTCTATAGATATCCCACCCATCAAATCCACCAGCAAAACATACTGTATACTTTCTTGAGTAGATATAATAATATGGGTTTTCTTGAGTATCAGGTTCTGCTCTGAATTCTGCATCTCCACATTGGAATGCTGCAGTTCCACTAGTTACATATTCTGAACCAATAGTTACGACAGTTGCTCCTGAGTCCATATGGAAACCTTGTGTGAGGTAGTTCCAAGGAACTGAATCGTAAACAACTCCCCATGTCGCAGCTGAAGGGTTTTGTTTACCTTTATATTGTAAGAAAGATTCGTCAACACCTACTGTTGTTGAAAATCCTAAATATGTTCTTCTTACGTTATCACCAGGAGAATCATTAACACTTCCTCCAAAGGCTGTTATACCGAATGGAGGATTGAATACTTGTTCACCTGGAAAATCATACTTTGTTTTATATACCGGTACAGGTGACAAGTTTGATGTAGTATCATAAATTCTTTGGTCATATCCGTAGAATCCACAAGGTAATGCGTCTATAGGAGCTTCCTTAGACATTTCAACCATGATATACTTTGAAACCAATGGATATTCTCCATCGAATGACCCTACTTTTTTACCCACGAAACTATTAGACGCTGGGTCCATAGTACAGTTTGTGAACTTTTCAATAACAACAGGGTTTTGGTCAGTATCAAAGAAAGTTCTAACTAATAAATCAAAAGTTAAATTAGAAAAAGAAATGTTAGCAATAGATACTTTAACTTCAGTATTTGCCGCAGTACCATCAGATATAGAAATGAATCTGAATAATTTATAAACTTTATTACCTCTCAATTCTGAAACAATGTACGGAGAATGAGGTGTTGTATATCTTTCAAGGTTCCATGCGATTGAGTCGGGATTATATGTACTTGCTGCAGGTAGGGCGATTAAGTCACAACTTAAACCACGAATATATCCTTTGTCGTATAAGTAATCTAAAGCCACAGGATAAATTTCCTCAACAAAAACAGGAACTTCATTTCTTGATTTACCAAAATTATCAAATCCAAGAACTTTTGGTAAGAACTTACTACTAACACTTGAGAGTGATGTTTCAAATGAGAAATTGTCACCATCTTTTGTTACACCCGAAAGTAAGAATGTTGAGTATGGATTACTTGAGACTCCAGAATAGGAACCAGTACAAATCATATTTAAATCTGTTGTTGCAGAAACTTCATACTGAGGTCCGTGATTATTACTATCATATAGAGAAACTCCTCTTGAACGTAGTGTTGCAATAACTAAATCATTATATTGTGAATACGCAGTTCCTGAGTATGTGTATACATTACCTGACAACGTACCTGAATATGTTGATGATGCTCCCGTTGTAAAACTTGTTGCAATATAATCAAAAGAAAATCCTGTATAAACATTTCCAACATTGTTGGAGAAATTAGAGTACAACCAAGGGGAGTTATCACTATTAGATAAATCATTACTACTCAAATTAAGTGAATTAACACCAAACACATTTGTTAGTGATGTACGTAAAGTGGAAAGACTCGTATAGTCGGCACTTGGTAAAGAACCATATACAATTGCAGTTGTTGCAGTCAAACTAGGTGTTGTTGCAAAAGAGTCAAGAATATCAGTAAAATCCTGATTAAACGTTGACGTACTTCCATCATTCAATCTGTATTGAGTATTTAACAAATTATTTACGGTAGCAGGTAAAGAACCTATTAAAGTAACCGTATCTGCAGAAGCAACACCAGAAAAGTTGATTGTCCATGGAGTTCCCGATAATGGGTTAAGACCTATTGTTCCTGGGTCAACGTTAGCGGTAACTTTCAAAGTCCAAGAAGGACCCGCATCGTATCCCGACAAACCTAACACTCTTGTTACGAAAAGTTGATTGGATTGTTGTAAATATGATTTAGCAATATATGATGCTTCATATTTTGGTATTTGTGTATTCACAAATTTTGTCGGTTCCGTACCTCCAAAGAAGGCTTGGAACTCGTCGAAGTTTGTTATGAAAATAGGTTCGAATGCTGGACCCTTAAGAGTCTCACCAACCAAACCAAGTGTAGTTACACCCACACTCTGAGCCACAAAAGACAAATCTGTTTCTGAGGTATAGACACCTGGAGAAACAAACACTTTCTGATTAGTTTGTACTGTTGCCATTATTATTGGTTTCTAAAAAAGATTTATTTTTATTCATAAATATTAGATAACAAATGAAAAAACTTTACTTTTTATAATCTATTTGTATTTACTATGAATAAATTCTGCTTTTTTTATCTTTTATGGGTAAACTATACGACAACAAAATAAAAAACATAAAAATATCTGAAGACGTACATAAAGTACTAAAAAAATATTGCGATAAAAAAGGGATTAAAATTTACAAACTTCTTGAGCAATTAATTCTTGAAAAGTGTAAAGAAAAGAAAGATATCTACGGGGAAAATTAAAGCAACTTATTTGTGAATAAAATCTTCGACTCTAATGAATTGTTAAGCTTAACAACTTCAACCCTTAATACATCATTTGTATTAATTAAAATTTCATTAACATCAGTACCATAATATTGGTTGTTAATAAAAACATCATAACTCGAAACGTTTGTTGTAGAATCTATAGTCATGTTAACCATGTAGTCCATTATATCACTCAACGAAGTATTACCTGTTACAAATAAAAACTCTTGTGTAAATAGGTCAGGATTTTTTGGGGATATTTGGTTCTTCTTTCCAATAGGAGTGTATCCTTCTACTTCCATAACTTGTAAAATTCTAGATATTGCCGGAGCAACCTCGAATTCATCTTCATCAATTAGATAACCGAGCATTGTAAAATCATAATTCTGAACATAATATTTTCTCTTATCCAAATCAAACACACTTTCATCATTTACCGAGTTCATCACAATCGGAACGTATTGACCTTTTATAAAAGTATATGCTTGTCTTGATGAAAACTTTTGAAGAACAATTTTATTAAATTCATTCAGTTCTCTCATTCTATTACAAACAATTCTAACATTATATGTTATATCAACAGGAACAGGTTGAGGTATTTTATAAATGTCCATACCTTCTTGATTACCGTTCCATGTTGGAACTGATGCATAATAAAATTCTTTTCTATTTGGAATTGTCCATTGGAGTGATGGGTTTGTTCCGTATTTAACTTCTGGTTTTCTAACCACAGTAATAAAAGGAACGGAAACATTAAAATCTTGGTCAACAAAAGTCCAAGTTTCAGTAAATTGTGACCAATTCTGTGTTGTAATGATTGTATCAATCATGGGAACAATTTTTCCTGAAGTCACAATTTTCAAATCATTTTTAACAAAATCTAACATACCCCTATCTAAATCTGCATGCAAAACAGATTTAGGAAGATAGGTACCATCCTTATTTATATAATCCTTAAGTTGTTCCCTTCTTGAATATAAAGTTTTATCGGGAACTAAAGGTAATGTTTTTTTTATTTGTACGGGAAACGCCATGTTATTTTAATAAAAAAATTTTATTCTGACCATTAACCATATCTACCTCATCACCGTGAAATATTGGTTCTTGTGTTGATTTAATTACAAAACTATCATTTTTATATGGATTGTACGACACAACCTCTCCTTCTGGTTCTTGGGGGATATCAGAGCATGGAAACTCACAATAACCCTCCAAAGTACCAATAACGAAAGCGTGAACATTTTTAGTTTTTTCTTTTCTAACTTTTTCCAAACCACCTTTTCTAACCCTAAATTCCACATTTGAAAGTCTTACATAATCGGCGTGTAAAATAACAATACCGCTTTTTTGAACAGAAAACGTGTGTTTATGAAGGTTATAATAAACCATTACTTTTTGGCCTAATATGTTTGTTTTTAAAACATCCTTTTGTGACTCCGATATTAAGACAATCATAATACTCTGAATTCATTTTGATTTACAGGAGTCGCAACTATTGTTCTATAGAATGGTCTATATCCTCCGTAAGTATGTTTATTGTCCGAAACAACCCTCCCATCATCCGCAACATTATAATATCTAACTCTAGTTTCGGTTTCGTAATACCCCAAATAATCACCAAACGCAATATCAACTTGTAAATCGTCCAAATATTTTTGATATATAGAAAAGTTCATATTACCTGGTTCATCCAACTCAACCCTACTCTGACCAACCCTTTGGTTTGTCGGTGTTAAAATTTTAACATATCCCTTCAATTCAACAGGAGGTAGAAATTGTATTCCGTCAGAAACCGCTTCACCATAAACATCATCTGTCTTGGTTTTGTATCTATCAACACGATATAACACAACAGTGAAATTCATATCACCCTCGAGCCATTCTTGACCCATGCCGATATCCAATGAGTAGTCTTCACCTCCGAAGAACCTACCTAATCTTGTTATAGGAACTAGTTTTTCTTGCATAGTATATTTGATAAATACCACAATTTTTTTTATAATTAATAAAAATCTTATGCAAATAATCCCACCAAAAAAAATTTATGTGGCAAAAAGCCCAATTCACGGATATGGTGTCTTTGCAAGTGAAATTATATTTGAAGGCGAAGTTATTGAAGAATGCCCAATACATGATTTGAATATTCCACTTGGGACTGTAAGCCCTTTATTTATTGATTATAGATTTAATTGGCCTCAAGGAGACACTTGGGAAAAACAAGTTTTGGCTTGGGGATATGGTAGTTTATATAACCATTCAAACAATCCGAATGCGTATTGGAGGTCAAATCTTGAAAAAGAAACTTTTCAATTCGTTTGTTCAAAACAAATAAACTATGGTGAAGAGATATTAGTTTATTATGGTGGAGACGCCTATTGGGCTGATGGAAGGACACATACTGAAATTAAAGAATGACACAAGGAAGTTTAGAATCTAAAGCTATTGAAATTCTTGAATCTTATGAAGGTTCAAACAACTTCATATTGGAGTTAAGAAAGAAATGCTTGTTAAATAAAAAATTTTATCCGACAAGAAGTCAATCTGAATATATTATAAACAACCACGACAAAACTCCAAAGGTTGCAAAAAAATGGGTAGTCTTAGACGCTTATTTTGCTCAAAAGTTTGCTAACGATAAATTACTAACCAAAGTTCCTGAAAAGATTTGGGTGGAAAAATTATTGGCAGAAAAAGATAAGGCATACCATATTTGGGGTAAATTTTTTGAAGAAAGTGAATTACAAGAATTTTGGGTTCCTAAAGCATCTTTGATTAAAGATAATACGGTTAAGAATGTTGTTATTGATTACTCGAAATATTCTAATAGACCTCCGATGGAACACCAAAAAGAATCCATTCAAAAGTTAGTTGAGAATAAAAAATATATTTTGGCAGATGACATGGGATTAGGAAAAACTACTTCAACAATCATTGCCGCTTTGGAAACAGGTTCTAAAAAAGTATTAATTATTTGTCCCGCAACTTTAAAAATAAATTGGAAAAGAGAAATTGAAAACTACTCGGATAGACCGATTTATATTGCTGAAGGTAAAAATTTTAGTGTCGAACATGATTTTGTAATTATCAACTACGACATCATTAAAAACTTTCACGACCCTAAATCAAAAACTAAGACAGAAATTCAAAAAGCTAATTTTGATTTAGTTATAGTGGATGAAGCCCACTACATAAAAAATGCTCAAGCCCAAAGAACAAAATTAATAAATGATATTGTCAAAGACATCGATAGGTTGTGGTTGTTGACAGGAACACCAATGACTTCAAGACCAATAGACTATTATAACCTTTTAAGTTTGGTTGATTCTCCCGTTGCTAAGAATTGGATGGCATATGTTATCCGATATTGTGCCGGATATCAATTTCCGGTTGGTCCAAGAAAAGTTTGGAATGTAATGGGTTCTTCAAACTTAGAAGAGCTCAGGGATAGAACTGCAAATACAATATTAAGAAGATTAAAAGAAGATGTTTTGGATTTACCTGATAAAATTATCACACCTATATATCTCAGGCTAAAGTCTAAAGACTATGAAGAATTGATGGGGGATTACTATAACTGGTATGAAAAAAACACTGAAGAGTCTAAATCATTAACAGTACAATTTACAAAATTAACAAAAGTTAGACAAGTTATTGCCAACGAAAAAATATTACAAACAATAGAACTTGCTGAAAATATTATAGAACAAGGTAAAAAGGTTATTATATTTTGTAATTTTACAGATTCACTAAATCAAATAGTTGCTCATTTTGGTAAAAGTGCGGTTAAGGTTGACGGTTCTATGTCTAAACCAGAAAGACAGAATAGTGTTGACCAATTTCAAGAAAATGATAAAGTAAAAGTTTTTGTTGGTAATATTAAAGCAGCTGGTGTTGGTATTACTTTAACAGCAGCTGAAGCAGTCATAATGAATGATTTATCATTTTTACCTTCAGACCATGCACAAGCAGAAGATAGAGCGTATCGTATCGGCCAAAAAAACAATGTACTTGTATATTATCCGTTATTTGAAAACACAATCGAGGGTGTTATTTACGATATTCTGAATGCAAAAAAACAAGTTATTGCAACGGTAATGGGTGATAACATTGGGGGTGCGGATTTTGTTGAAGAGATAATGAGTAGAATTAACGAAAGGAGATAATTAAACATATTCATAATTGTGAATATTTATAGTTATGTCAGTAATATCAGAACCAGAAAGAAGTCAAATTTACACAAGAATAAAACACTTGTTAGGTGCTCCTATTAGGAGCGTTGAAGTAGAAGACGAAATGATGGATTCTTTAATGGAACTATCAATTGGGGACTACCAACAGTACATTTTGGATTGGCTTATCGAATCTCAGTGGGTTAATCTTGTAAATCTTGATATGAAAAATCAATCCGTTGCAAACGCATTGATTACAAGAACTATGAATTTTGAACAACAGTTTCAGTATTCGTATTCTAAAATTGTTGGTCTACAAACAACAGGACCTTGGGTTTTAAAGAAAGATTATTTTACCCTTAGTGCAAATACACAACTTTACGAAATACCTGCGGGTAGAGAGGTTAATGAACTATTATGGTTTAGTAACCAACCATGGACAATGTTTGGGCTTGGTGGTGTTGGAGGTGGGTTCGGTTTTGATGGTATTGGTCTTGGTGCTAACCAAGCAGGATATGCACAATTTGGATATCAAGGTTCGTATTTTATGATGTCTGGGTTTGACTATTTGTTAAGAGCCCAAGAGGCTAATGTTTTGAATAGAATTTTAGGTGGTAGTTTAACATACAGAATAACAGGATTACCTGATGGTAAAAAATTAGTTCATCTTCATAATACACCTGGTGGTAGATTCAACTGGTCAAACTATAGTATGTATGCGGGAAAACAAGTTTGGTATTGGTATTATGATACCACAGGAAAAGATAGGAATGATTGTCTCAAACAAAACCCCGACATAATTAAATTACCTACAGATGTTCCTGTTGGAACTCTTGAGTGGGCGGACTTAAATGACCCAGCAAAACAATGGGTAAGAAGATGGTTCACCGCATATGTAAAAGAAACATTAGCAAGAGTTAGAGGAAAATATTCAGGAAATCTAAAAACACCGGATTCGGAAATACAAATGGATTATACGAGTTTGTTAACAGAATCTAAAGATGAAAAATCAAAACTTGAGGAAGAACTTAAGTTGAGATTGGAGAGACTAAGACCTGAAAAACAAATGGAAAAAGAAGCCCTCATCGCAGAAAATTTAAATAAACAACTGAAGTTTCACGCTTTCCCAAGACAAATTTATGTTATATAATTAAACTATGGCAATTATAAAAAATATACCCTCGCAAAGACTAATTCACGGTAGAATACTGAATACTTCTGAAGTATCAATAGTATCAGAATCTGAGTACTCAACACAAGGAGAAGACTGTGTAATTATTAAAGGAGTACCATCAAGTACTGTTATATTAGATTCAAGAACAACAGACCATACAGTTGTCAAATCATTAACAAACATCATAATAAAACCCGATGTGGGTAGAATAGATGAAGAATTTGATGAGATTGAAATGGGTCGAGGTGCCTGTGTCGAATTTAGATTTTGTGGTGGTAGTTGGTATATCTTATCATCCGACGGATTAAAACAATCATAAAAAAAAGGAATATGTATTTTTAACATATTCCTTTTTTTTTTAACTCAAATGGTTCTCCCAACCTTCCTCAGCCAATTCATACATATAGTCAGGTTTCAATCCTCTCTTTTCCCAATAAGACATTTCAGC